ACCCATTCGTTTTTAAGATGGTGATTGCTCTCGGTCAAATCTTCAAAGTGGTCTGTGAAGTTCATAGCGTCTGTATGAAGGTCTCTACTTCTTCCCTCATATGAGTTGATGTAATGACCGAAAGCGAGGCAGAACCAACCACAAGCGTTATTCAAACTTCCTTGAATTTGTTTTTTGGAATGTGGTATTTTAAAACCCACAAACTCATCTATATCTGTTGGAGGTGCGACACCATAAGGGTCAAGATATACGCCCTCAACCTTACCATTCTTATATTTATTCACTTGGAAGCACGTGTAATGAGTGCCGTCGTTCTTTGTTCCATCGGGGTCATACTCGTCCTCTAAATTAATAATATAGAACCTATTGTATTTCAATTTCATATCTTTCAACTGCGACTTGAAGACTGGGGGTTCAAGCGGTATATCCATTCTCTTTGCTAAATCCATTAGTTCTACGTTAGTCAAACTCATCTTATATAATTAAGCGAGAAATTATTTATTTGGATTTTCTGCTAAATGTAAATTAAAACGCCGCCTCCAAGTCAAATATTTTTTCGTCGCCCATTCCAACTTTGTTTGCGAGTGCGTAATCTCCAACCTTCTTCTCAAAAAAATTCGTCTTCCCTTCCAGCGAAATCATTTCCATCCACGTGAAAGGATTTTTAGTTCCCCATAGTTTATCATATCTTAATTGAACCAATAGTCTATCGGCAACAAACTCTATGTAGTCGCACATCAATCCACTATTCATACCCACAAGACGACAAGGCAACGCTTCGGTGATAAACTGCTGTTCTATTTTCACAGCATCACGGAAGATAGTATAGACTTTCTCTTTTGGAACTTTTTTATTTAATTTGGAATATAGTAGCACAGCGAATTCGGTGTGGAGTGCTTCGTCCCGTGAAATGAGTTCATTACTGAAAGAAAGACCTTGAAGCAATCCTCGCTTTTTCAACCAAAAGATACTACAAAAAGCACCCGAGAAGAACACACCCTCTACAATAGCAAAGCATATCAATCGTGTAGCAAAGTCATCTTCGCTGTTAATATACTTCAAGCACCAATTTCCTTTTTCTTTGATACAATCATACTCGTTAATAGCATTAAAACATTTCATTTTTTCATTTTCATCTCTAATGTAAGTGTCTATTAATACTCCGTATGTTTGTGCGTGGATATTCTCCATAGCAATTTGAAACCCATAAAAGCATTTTGCCTCTTGTAGTCCAATCTCATTAAAGAAACGCTCACCAAGATTACAATTTACCAGTCCGTCGCTTGAAGCGAAAAAAGCGAGTATCATTTTAAGAAAATACCTCTCATTATCGTCTAATTTGTTGTTCCAATCGTTCAAATCTTTTGATAGGTCTATTTCTTCTGTTCTCCAAAAACAATCAACGCTTTTCATATACATAGACCATATATCGTCGTGTTTTATCGGGAACAAACAAAAATTATTGCTCTGTTGTAAAATCGGTTCGGTGTCTAAATCCATCGTTGATATATATGGGACACATTTATTTTAGGCGTTTGTTTATACAAAATTTTAATATCGGTCTATATTAATATGAAACCGAATAATTTTAGCAGTTTTAAAGAACGAGAGGATTTTGGTTTAGCGAATGAGCGACATCTCAAAAACGAGATTGACGAATTGTTTGAAGATTGGGGACAATTGAATTGGAATAAAGACAAATATGCGACATTTGATTTTGAAAATCATATTTGTTCGGTAGAGGTAAAAGGACGGACTTGTTTTTCATATACTTATCCCACAGCAATAGTAGGGTATAACAAAATAAAAGAGGGAATGAACCGAGTAAAAAATGGTAAGCAAGTGTTCTTTTTGTGGAGTTATAAAGATGGTCTGTATATGTGGGAATTAACTTTGAATAGTTGGGTTGCTATTGGAGGTAGAAATAGTATCACAGAAAATCTTGGTTGTCCCTATGGTAAAGTAATAAAGAATGTTGAAATCCCTTTGAAGTTTTTAGAGAAGGTTAGTGATATTGCTACAATTGATAGGTAAAATAAATTAGTCATTTCTAATTAATCTTTAATATACTCTCGTAGAATTCTATTTTCATTTAGATAAATCTAAATTAATATTTTCTTTTATCTATATATATGACGGATAAAATTAAAATTCATCTTGGCGACTGTATGGATTTATTGACGACTTTGCCCGATAAATCGGTTGATGTTTTATATACAGATGCCCCTTATATTCCTCCCGAGCATTCAAAGACACTAACAAAGTATAAGAAAACATTAAGCGAAATGGGAATTTTAGAAGGGTTTTACAAGTCCTTTTTATTATCTATTGATAGAGTATTAAAAGACGATGGACTTGCTCTTCTATATTGTAATAGCGATAGTTATAGTATGTTTTATATCCATCTTTATCCCTATGTGAAAAAAATGAGATGTTTTGTTTGGGATAAGACGATGTGTAGTCTTGGATACACATTTAGACACCAACACGAACTCATACTATATGGAGAAAGACCTAATATGAAGTGTATCAAATGCGGGACTGGTGATATTTTCAAATTTAAAGCGGTCAAAGCAAATGAGAAGACACACCCAGCAGAAAAACCGATAGATTTACACAAACACGTCTTACAGAATATCGTAAATGAAAATAGTGTTGTTTTGGATACATTTATGGGGACTGGGTCTATTGGAATGGCGTGTAGAGAATTGGGTTGTAATTATATTGGAATGGAAATAGAACCATCTTATTTTGATGTTGCTAAAAAGAAATTATTTTGAGTTGTTTTAAAGATAAATTAGAAATGAGTAATTTATCTTTGGTTAAAAACGGACAATCCTCCTCCGCTGTCCTAAAAGTATGGAATATATATGAAAGTATGGAGAAATGAAATACCGAAAACGAAAAAAATTGATTTCATTTTAAGACTATCTGTGATACGCATAAACCCCCAATTGTGTTAAAGAAAATCTCAAATCAGTTAGAGTTTTTCAAAAAATTGATTTGATTTTAAGTCTATCTGTGATACGCACAAAACAAGCACTTTTGAGAATATGACTTCACCTACAATCATTAACAGAAACACTCTCGCAAGAAACTATCTTGGTATGCGTCAAGAAAAGACAAAGGACGACGTTTGTTGGTTCTATCTTCGCAGAGAGGGAGGTATTGCTGTGATGAATATTGAAGAATTACAAGGGCAGATGAGAGAGTGGAGAAAACTGGCGGTTCAAGGTAAGTTAAAGATTATGGAATATAACAACAAAACCAAAAAAACTTTTGATGGAAAGGAATGGCATATTCTTGTCGTTCAAAGATACGAAAATGGATTTTGTGTTAGTGAAGAACCCGACCCAACTGGAATGTTGATGAATTATATGGTAAGCGGATACATTTACGCTTTCCAAAAAAAATCCAATCGTGATGATATTGCGAACTGGGTTATGAGAGGTTTAGACAGCGGCGAGAAGTTGATGTGCTGTTTCTGTAAGGAGGAAATAGACGGATACGGCAACAATCCCGAACCAGTAGCGGAAGGAGAGTTAAAATGTTGCGACAAGTGTAATGCGAGTGTCGTTATTCCAGCGAGGATTAACGAAGCAAGACGAAGGTAAGTATTAGTTAGATGTAGTTAGATGTAGTTAGGTTAATAATTAAGTATTTTTTTACTCGTATATTACAAAAAAAATTGATTTCATTTTAAGACTATCTGTGATACGCACAAAACCAGCACTTTTAAGAATATGACTTGCCTTGAAGACACATACCACTTTTTAGAACCAAAGATATATACGGGTGAAGTAAATGATTTTACTATCATTCACGCCATAGTTCAACGACCAACCGATAATTTACGACACCCTCACGCTGTCGTATATAACAGAAAAACGGGAAACATTCACGAGGTAAGTAATGATTTCAAGAACAAAAATGTTATAATGCCCTTTATGCTGTGGATTAAATTGGGAAAAGTATCAAACGTTCATCAATATACCTTTTGGGAGTATAATGCTAAACTATTAGAAACTGAAACTTGGGAGTTTTGGGATTTAGCGAAGAAAGGTATTATATGCCCTCTTGATGAATGGAGAAAAATGAAAAGTTGGAAGGCGACCGAAAAAGGCAGTCCAAATTCATAAAATTGAAATGCTTTATTTACAACATTCCAAAGGCACAAATACAAGCAATTATAAGTCAGTTTTTAAAAAAATTGAAATCATTTTCAGTCTATCTGTGATACGCACAAAACCCCAATTATTATTGAATAGTGGAGAAGAGTTCCACAAAAAATTGATTGAAATTTAAGTCTATCTGTGATACGCACAAAACAAGCACTTTTGATACTATGCCGAGAGAAAGAACATTTAACAGAGGAGGACAAAGAAGAACGAGTGAATGCCCGTGTGGTTTCTCCGCAAGGGGCGATGTTCGCACAGCAAACTTCAAAATGAAACTTCATCTTAAACTTTGTAAAAACGCAGAAAAAGAAACATATACACCTTCTCCCTTCAATACCGCAAATGCTATGATAAATGGGTGGGACGGATTGGTTGCTTCAAATCAAGCGACCGAACGAGTGGGTCAAATAATGAGAGGAGGTGAAGATATTGGTGTTCGTATTGAGGACAAAACCACAAAAAAAACATCATACTTATTATCAAACCCGATGAGAGGCGAGGAGTTGATGTGCTGTTTCTGTAATGAGAAAATAGACGGATACGGCAACAATCCCGAACCAGTAGCGGAAGGAGAGTTAAAGTGTTGCGACAAGTGTAATTACGATGTCGTTGTTCCAGCGAGGATAGATGCCTTCTTTGGGAGATTGATAGATTGATAGATTGTAGTTAGAAGTAGTTAGATGTAGTTAGATTTTGTAATATTATAAGTATTTTTTTCCTCGTATATGAGGAAAAAGGCAGTCAGTTTTTCAAAAAAAGTATGGAGAAATGGAAAGTATCCAAAATCCATAAAATTGAAATGCTTTTTTTACAAAATTCCAAAGGCACAAATACAAGCAATTATAAGTCAGTTTTTCAAAAAATTGATTTCATTTTCAGTCTATCTGTGATACGCACAAAAC